AATGATAAATCTACGAACTGGATTTTCTGGTTGTTCACCACCGATAGGGTCAGTTACAACCAAACCTTGGAAAACGTATGAACGCTTTTTCCAATATGTACGACCTAGGTCTTCCATTGCTGGGTCTTTAAACCAAGGGCGTATCTCTGCGTGAATTGGGCACGATTCTCCCCACATTTCAACGCAAGGTACTTGAACGATTACTCGTTTAGTTTCGTCACCGCCTTTAACACCAGGGAACGGAAGTTTGATAACTTGACGTTCTTTCCAAAAGAATGTGTTAGTGGGGTCTGAGTCTGGAAGAAATCTCAATACTGCTGTATTGTCATTTTCCATATTCCAGAAAGGATAGACTGCATCTGAACCTCGATTTGCAGATGAGTTCTCTGATGCTTTGTTGTCTTGTGCAAGAAGTTTTGCACGGATTTCTGCTAGTGTTGCCATTATATTTCTCCTATATTAGCCTTTATTAGTTGTTTAAATATTAGTTATTATTAGCCTATGTGTACCATACAAATGTAACTAATGATACTATTATACTTATCTTTTTTCTTAAAGTCAAGCATTAAATACGTCTTTTTGGATGTTTTTTGAAAGCATAAAAAAAGAGAGTTTTAACACTCCCTTTTATTATAGCATAAGTTGACAATGAATGTCAACAAGAAAATTATTTATTTTTAAAAATTATCAACACCTGCTAAATGTCTTATTCTGACTTGGTCATCATCTGGTCCTGATGCGAATGCACCATCTTCATCTTCGCCAGATGGCTTATCAATCATTTGTGGTGGATAAATCTCGTCTTCTGAAGACCAGCCTACTATTTCTTTAATTTTATTACCATCTTCGACTGCAACGATTGCCGCACCATTGACATTATCTTTAATCTCAGATACCTTCATGTTAAGATAACCTGAGTGGTCAGTTTCAGAATGAGTAGAACCTACTCGTACTATTTCTAAATAATCTTTAATTTCACCTTGTAAATCAAAACGATATGCTGGATGATTTTTCATGCCAAAAACTACGGCATCGCCCATCTCCCAATCTGCTTCATTCGACATTTTTACCAATTTGTCAAACATCGATTTGTCTTCGTTTAGTTCAAGATTTTTTTTTTCGATGACTTTATCACTATCAAATTTAGAGAATGCTTCTTCTAGCATTTCAGATATTCTAGTATCTGCTGATTTTGGCTCTACAGTTTCTACTGATGCCTTTGACATCTTAAGTAACTGGCCTGCTACTTGCATATCTTCTTTATCAATTCCTCTTGGATTTGAACGAATTGCATCTGCGATATCTGTTAAGAAGAATGATATTTCAGCCGCTAAATCGTGACCTTTCTTCTTAGCACCTTTATCTTTTAATGTGTCTACTGTTACTCTATCAGCAAGACCATCAAACGTTAACGCAATTTTAGAAATCTTATGTTGAGCCGCTTCTTCTGGTGTACGAGGTTCAGCAAACTGCTTCTTAATTTTATCATAATCATATGCTGGATTACTTGGCTCGCCAAATGTTATCTTATTAACTAACTCACCAGTCTTCTTAACTGTTTGAGTCATTATCTCTTTAACTCTTGCAGTTTGATTATCTCTACGGTCTGTCATTTCTTCTTCGTTTACACGATGAACAAGTGGTAGAATATCTTTTAATGATTCTTCAAATGATGTCTTTGTGAATTTTTGAACGTATGAATCTAAAGTTTCTTCTGAAATCTCTGCTTGTTTGTTCTCACCTTTAAGAGCAATACCTTCGATAAATTTAGCATAACCTCTAGCACTTTGAATTCTCTGTACTGTTTCTTTAATTGAGTTCATACTACGTCTAACATTTAGTACAACTTTACGATTGTTTTCATTTACTAATTGTTGTCTGTCTACTATCTTAGTAAACTCTTTTAATTGTGCTAGATTACTAGATAACTCTACAATTGCTTCTCCTACCATATCATGTGTTTCACCGCCCGATGCGATATGACGTGCCATTGCTCTTGCACCATTTAAATGTAAAAATGGATATTTGAAACGTTCGCCTTCTGATGTTTCAACAAAGATTGCTGAAATGTTACGTGAACGAGAACCACGTGATTCTTCGTTAACTGGCGCACGATGTTTTAGTATTAGACGTACGTTTTCTAATGTTTGACGGCTAGTACGTGAAGACCCAGACAATGGGCCCATGCCTTCATTGAATAAGTCATTCATGGTATTCTCCTGATTTTGTTTAACCTTATATGCATAGTTTTTAGGTTCGATATGTTTTCCGAATGAACGAATATCGAAATCTAACATATTAGTGCGTGCCAAGGATTTCAATTGATTCATCATATTATTAATTTCTGGATTATCTATATCAACATCTTCACCAATATGAAACTTTAATTCGTTAGTATTATCGTCAATCTGAACCATCATATTTGGGTCTTTAACGTAAAAGAATCTTGCTTCGTCTGGTGTTGCTACACTCTTGCCGCTACTAGCATCGAACATTCTCATTTTGTGTCCACTGCCCTGCATCAACTTCATAGTCTTCTTTGCGATGTCGTTTAAATTAATTGCCATAGTTAATATTTCCTACTGTGTTTTATGTATTTATCAAAATATCACAGGAAGTGGGTCGGAGTAATCACTATCTGCATCGTCTAGTCTCTCACCAAGCATTTCTTCATATCCTTCTTCAAATCTTGATATAAACTGTATTTGTCTCACACATAATAGGGTTGCTGAGACTAAATCGTCTGTTTCTCCTGATTTTGCCTCGTAACTTTTACCTTTTGCTATAAATGTTTTTAATTCTCTTATTAAATTTTTACTCATAGGAATCATCTTATCACTTTCAATCCAGGATTTCATTTTCATACAGGCTGTGATTTTTGTCTTATATGTTGTAGTAAATCCTTTTCTGGATGCCCTCTGTCTACCTTTTTTCTTCGGTTCATGCAAGAATGTTCCAGGAAATCTATCTTCTTCCATTTCTTCAATGACTATAAGAGCGGCTTCTCCTAATGAGTTGTTCTCTACAGACCAATATAAATCTGGTTGAGTATTTCCTAGTTCTGCCATCTCATCTTTAATAATAGTGAGAACTGTATGCATTGTTTGTACTTGTCCTCTCACATCTGTTCTGTTATTTTGCCATTCTGCAACTTGTGTAAGTTCTGGTAATGCCCAAACTTGAATAGCGGCATTGTCACCGCCTGTTCCCATAGACGGGTCAAGTCCTACAACATAAGTAGAATCTTTATTGATATCTTCAAACCAACGAATTTGTCCTGTACGTAATTTTGGTTCAACACCTTTAATTCCTGACAACTTCAAACTATTAACTAACGTCTCATCATAAGCAATAAACTGACATTCGTGTTCTCTTAAGAAACGTTCTTTACCAACACGTGCTTCTTCTTCAACTGACCATTGTTTATCTCTATCTGGATGTTGATGCCATAATGCTTTGTACGGTTTAAAACCATTTATACCCACATCTGTTTCGTTTCCATAATCATCTAATTGTTTATTAGCACCTGACCAAATAATTGCAAATTGGTCATCATCTAAGTTTGGTGTTGAAGTGATAATTGCTTTACCACCCGTTGCTAATGTTGGAGATATAGAAGTCCAAAACTCTTTCGCAATTGTTGGTCGCACAAACGCAAACTCATCTGCGTATAGTAACGAGATTGAAAGACCACGACCAGTATTTTCTGTTGTTGCTTGAGCAATGATACGAGAACCATTATCAAATTCAATACTACCTTTGTTATAGTTTGTTACACCAGCACGAATAAAATCTGGACACATCTCATATGCATATCTAATTCTGTGCATAATCTCTTGGGCACCAGAATATTTGTGTGCCGCAATAAGAACTGTTTGGTCTGGATTGAACATTGCATACCATAACAGATAACCAGCCGCAGTCGTTGACTTACCCATCTGTCTGCCCAACATAGATATAGAAAATCTATAGTTATGATAAGACTTTGCCAAATCATGTTGATATGGATATGCCTTATACAACATTTGACCCTGTGTTGGATGCTGAATCCAGAAATACTGATTCAAAAAATAGAACGGGTCCGTCATACACTTGCTAAATTCTAACAATTGTGTGTTACTAAATTGGGTTTTTTGATATGGTTTTTTTGTTAAATCTGCCATCTATTATATACTCAGTTAATTCTAATAGTATTTATCATTCGTTAGAACTTAATAATCTGGTATATATGATAAATACTATTGATGATTGAAGATTCCCACTTCAACATCATTCACATGGGAGAAATAAAATGGCAAGATATAGAGGTTTAAGAGCAGTTGCTGGAATGTCGAAGATTAAGGTCAGACGTACAATCGATTTAAGAGAAATGGCTGATTTTGGTGCGATTACATCTAGTGGCGATGATTTACCAACTAGAGGTGCTGGACACAGAGCATCAACTGGTGGTTCTACAGGTTTTACACGTGGTTATACTACGCTAGGCGAACTTACTGGACCTGTTGTTGATACTCAAAACTTCGGTTCAATTACAGACACAGCATCAAGTACTGTTAGACACAATGACGGAACTTATGCATACTAATTGATAATCAACTCTAATTGAAATTTAGAAAACCCGGCTTTATGTCGGGTTTTTTATTGACAAAAATCCAAGATAATGTATACTATTAACAACTGCCCGTAGTTCAGTTGGATAGAACATTGGTTTGCGGAACCAAAGGTCACAAGTTCGAATCTTGTCGGGCAGGCCAAAACAAAAAAGTCTCACTAGGAGACTTTATTTGTTCGCAATTGGAGGAATGCTTTTAATTTTGATAATTTATTAAATCTTTAAGTCTGTTTTGGTCTTCATCAGCAACAGCAACTTCAGTTTCAACAACTTCTTCTACTGCTTCTGATACTGTATTACAACCACAATCACATTCTGGACCACAATTACAATCTGAACCGTGACCACATGAACAGTCTTCTTTTAATTCTTCTTCTTTTAATTCGTCAATTTCTTCTTGTGCTTTTTCAAGATTTTCTTCAACAGTAGTTTCTTCTACTTTTTCTTCCGCAGTTTCTTCTTTTTCTTCAACTGCTTCATCTTTTTTGCCATCTTTAGCGGCTAACATTTTTTCGAAAGCGGCTTTTTGTGCTGGACTTTGTTTTTCAGTAATTTCTTCAGTAGTTTCTTCTACTTTATCTTCTGGAAATTCTTTCATCATTGCATCATAGATTTCATTTTCGTCTAAAGAGTACTCTAATGGGTTATCGCCAAGAGTTGGTTGAATTGATTTCTTTTGTTTTGAGATGCTTTCTGGAGATTTCTTAGAATAGTCATCTAAATCTAATTTGTCATTTGCTTCTGTAGGCTCATAAACTTCTGCTTCTACTTCTTCAGCAACTGGTTGTGCGTTTTCAAGACCTGCCAATTTCATCAATCTGATGATATCTTCGGGATTCTCTGTAACCGTTTCCTCTGATGTTGTTAAGGTATATTTCTTAGTCATTTTCGTCTCCTGTTATGACAGATGGAGTAGATTTCTCATCTTTTGACATTTGTTCTTGTGGAGTATCAGATTTAGGCTTAATGCTAAGTTCATTCTCTACAGTTGTTTGTTCTTTTTTCTCTAAATCATTTAAAAATTTATCTACAAAAGTTTTACCATAAGTTTTGCCATCATCTGACGTTTTGTCATAGTCTGATGCTAATAGTGCCTCTTTGTCTTCGTCTACAACCTCTTCTTCAGGTTCCCATCCTTCTGGATGTACTACAACATGAGTAAGATGAATACTAAGTAAATCACTTAGTTGTTGTCTTAGAATGTCTGCTGATAGAGGATAACCAGTAACTATATCAATTTTTGAAACTTTTGAGTTCTCTGCATCTTTGAAAAACATTGGATTCTTAGTGATAGGGGTAGTTGATGTCTTTGACATCGTTTTAAGGTCATATTTTGACAAAAATGTCTCAATGCGATTTTCCTCTCCTTCATCTAAGTCACAACAGAATCTCAATGTGAATTTGTGTTCTTTTGTTGACTCTGTTAGGTATTGTTTAAATGTTTTCATGTTTGTTCTCTATTAAATAATTCGTATTACTCTATTCTTATTTATCATTTTTTAAATCTTTTTGGGCGTTTTCAATGCGTTTTAGTAGTTCATTTCTACTAATTGTGATTGCACCTTCACTTTCTAGTTCAAAACCCTCTCCTTTTGTCGTAGAAACCTTATGGTCCAACTTGGCTTTTTGTAATTGAAGGTTAATCATCTTTAGTTTTCTATCGACTTTGCTATCTTTTGCTTCCATAGCCGTTTTTAGCATCTGATTTGCTGTTTCTAGCAACTTAGCACCAGCATGTACTTCTACATTCATTCCTAATTGAAGTAAGTCATTGAATGCGTCCAGAGCCTTTTGATGGATATCATCCATCTCTTTATCATGTTGATTAAGGTCTTGAACTACTGGAAGTGCGTTGTCAATCTTCTCAGTATTCTTTAATTCAGCATATAGGACTTCTGTTAATTCTTTTGATTCTTCAATTGTGGGTGTTTCTTTAGTAGTTTCTTCTACTTTTTCTTCTTCTGGTTCAATATTGAAGGTTTCTTCTAATTTTTTTGTCATAATATACGTTCTTAATTAATTAATTATATACGTATTTATCAAAAATAAAATTATTTCTTTGGCTTCTTGGTATTAGAGTAGATATGATTTTCGTTGAGAACTCTAAATTTCATACCTCTTTTTCTCGCCCATTGCGTTGCGGCTTCCCACTTAGCATAGTTTACTACTACTTGTGCCTGTTGTGCCCTGCTTTTTGCAAATTTAGGATTTGATTGACTTGCTGGTTTAATTTCTACTAATTCTGCATTTTTCTTACCTTTAGTATCTCTATATACGACAATAAAGTCAGGAACGTATGATGTAATTTTACCAGTTAAAGGATTTTTGTATGAGATTCTGACCGGTTCACTTGCCCATGCCATTACATTGGGATTTGTGTCGCAGAACTGCATAAATGTCTGCTCCCAACTACTTCTAAAAACAGGTGTCCCATTTCCAGAGTATTTTTCTTCGTTTATTACTGTGTATTGACCTTTATGAAATGTTGGCATTATTTAATAATCGCTCTTGCGACATAAGTGTTTGGAGAACGAGGAGTCATTTTACCCGTCTGAAATCCAAATCGCAATGCGTTATTAAAGACAAATGCTCCTAAGTCATTGAAAGCAGAGTTATCTGAAACTTGGTCGATAAAATCATAAGGATTTAATCCATATAATTTTGCCATTTTTGAAATTTCGACCGCATATGCTTCCGCTTTCTCTTGGTCGAAACCTCTTTTTAGTAATTTTGCAGTTAAGATATCTAATTTCATTATAATTTCCTATTAATTATTTAGTATCTTTCTTAAGATTGCTTTACTCATGCCCATTGACAATTCAGTATTATTAGTTTTGTGTACTACTGGTTCTGGATTAGTAACAACAGATTGATTTGCTTTTGTTGTAGTAACATATGCACCTTGTGCCGAACCTTTTGCACCATCAATAATTCTTCTTCCATCAATAGCCGTATTCATAGGGAATCCAGTTGCTTCAATCATTTTATTCTTAAACGCCTGTGTGACATTACTAGAATCAAATTTACGTCTTCCAAAAAATGCACCAATCATTTCTTGAACTAGTGCGTTACCTACATCAGTATTATAAGATGGAAACATAGTCTTGGGTGGATTGCTATCTCCGATACCGCCAAATGTTGGAATATCTGGATTTGTATATGTTGCTTCATAAGGAGTAGGAAATTTATTACCCTCGTCTGTATAATTTTTAATGTTACCAGTATAAAATCTTTCTGCCCTTGCGGCATTTATTACATCCATATTTTCTTTTAAATATCCCTCTAATGCTTCATTTCCTTGTTCATTAGGATTTGTTATCTGAGCATTATATAATCTCATTAACTCAGTAAGTTTTCTATTAGTATCTTTGTACTCTTGGTCATCTTGTTTTAACTCATCAGTGATTTTTTCTTTGAATCTACCATCTACTGTTCTAGGACCATATCCAGTATCACCAAAGTGGTCAGGATAAAGATTGCCTTCTTTTCTCACAAGTTGTGAACTTAACTCATCCATCATGTAATCCATTCCTAATGTCATCCAAGATGGGAAATTTGCTTTTTCACAGTTACCTATGATTACATTTTCAGGTTGAATTGTGAAATCCATTGTTCTTAGTTCACCAACACTATAATCACTACCAGAAAATGTAATGTTAGTAACTAATGGATTTATTAGTTCAATTTTTTGAATTGTTCCGAAACCTAAATTGCTTCCTCTTCCTTGTTCTTGAGTAGCACGAGCGCCGAAAAACTCATTAGTACCAGGTCTTATAGCAGTCGATTCAAGATTACCAAAGAAATGATATACTATAATCTTTTCAAAATGTTGATGATAATACTCGTGACCAACATCTGGTACCTTTCTACCGTATGCGTGACTATCTGTTAAAACTGTCTCTGCGTTCGAGCCGTTAACCTTTGCGTCTTGGTTCTTAAAAAACTTTTTGTATATAGACTCAGCAACATTAAACATCTTGCCGTCAACTGTGTCATACATTGTAATACTTACTTCTGGAAAATCAACACGAGTAGGAACGTAAACACGTTTACCGTATTGGTCAATTGGCATTGTTGATGTTGAAATAGAGATAGGTGATACTGCTCTTGCAAGAGAAGAAATGCCCTCAGTCGCACCTCTCCTACCATCTTTTACTGGAATATATTCTAAGTACCAGAGGTCAGATAGTTTAGGAGCATTTTGCGTAATAGGAGAGCCATGCTCTCCTGCGAAGCCAAATCTGTGTTTTGCGTTAGCACTATCGGCTAAAACTCGTTTAGCCGTCTTCTTTCCACTTTTTCTATAATCTGAGCCGTTAAATAAATCTGACATGGATTTTACTCCCGGTTAAATTAGCCTGCGATTGTAGAATCAGATATAAAGTCCATTGGTGGCATAATGTCATCATTCAATACAGCATTGTCGTATTGTAGAGTAACAGTGATTGTAACTGGGTCTGAAACCGCATAGTCTGT